AATAGTGACGGTAAAGTAGCATATATTTATAAGGATGGCACATGGTATGCCATCAGTGGTGCTATTAATACTAATGCTTCTTATACTTGGACTGCTTCACAAACCTTTGCATCCCCCGTTACTTTTGAAGAAGTTTTAATATCAAGAGCAGGAATTAATAATTTTCAGTCTCCAGAAACTCGTGACATTGCTATACCAAACCCAGTAGATGGTTCAGTTTGTTTTGTAAGACAATCTACAACTGGCGGTACTGTAATAAACCAATTACAGTATTACCATAATGGATGGAAGAATGTATCAGGGTATTCAAATGTTGTATCAAAGTTAGGTTCTTATAGTATTGATTTAAATGATGCGGGTAAAGTAATTACTGTAGACAGTTCTTCTGCTTCTACAATTGCCCTTCCAACAAACGCAGAATTGCCAATAGCAAATGGTTTTAAGTTTGATGTAGTTAGATTGGGAACTGGTACAGTACTGATTAGTTCATCTGCAACAGTTCTCAGCAAAAATCCTAGTGAAGCATATATTGATTCTCAATATGGTAGAGTTACTGTTATAAAGTTAGACACTAATACATGGTTAGTTACTGGCGATGTATATGAAGGATCAACCATAGCACCTGCTCCTGTTGCTCCTGCTCCAGTTGCCCCAGCACCTTCACCTGCTCCCGTAGCACCTTCACCTGTAGCACCTAGCCCAGTAGCCCCTGCTCCTGTAGCACCTCCACCTGTCGCACCTGTCGCACCTGTCGCACCTGTAGCCCCTGCACCAGTACCTGCTCCTGCACCAGTACCTGCTCCTGCACCAGTACCTGCTCCTGCACCAGTACCTGCTCCTGCCCCAGCCCCTGCTCCAGTAGGAGTAACAAATTACTTTGGATATTGTGATTTAAGCAATAATCCAGTTGGACCATTCTCAACATCATCTTCTTGTGCCGATGCATATGATGCTCAAGAAAATGCAAATGGATATCCACCTATTGGATGGGTCTGTGGTTCGACACCACAAGATGGAACACCAAGTTGTAGTGGAACATCGCCTGCTCCAACACCTGCACCAGCAGGAATTACTTATTGGTATACAGGTTGTTGCTCCACCAATAATCAGCAGGTTACTGGAACAAGTAGCGTAGACTTTACTTTAGCATTTAATTCTATGAATAGCCAATGTTCTGGATCTGTAACAAGTACACAAAGTGGAGTTGGAGGAACAATTCCTACACTAAGTTGCGGATCATCTCCATCACCTGCCCCAGCACCAGTTTCATCATCATGCGTACCTGCAGATGCTTGGTCATACACTAAGTCAATGTGCCAGGCTTGCGGATACTACTACTCAGATGAATTTGGTGAATGTTCAACAGAACCATGGGGTTCTAGTCCTTCGCCTGCCCCAGCCCCTGCTGCACCAGCACCTGCTCCAGCACCAGCACCTGCTCCTGCACCAGTAGCACCATCATGCGTTCCTGCAGATGCTTGGGCATACAATAAGTCTAAGTGTCAATCATGTGGATACTACTACTCAGATGAGTTTGGCGAATGCTCAACAACTCCATGGACTTCACCTGCTCCAGTTGCACCAAGTCCTGTCGCACCAAGCCCTGTGGCACCTGTACCAGTAACAATTACACCAGTGCCAACTCCAGCACCAACTCCAGCACCTGCACCAGCACCAGCACCTGCCCCTGTAGCACCTTCACCTGCACCTGTTGCATCATGTGATGAAAACTTGGCTTGGTCATATAATCAGTCTAAGTGTCAGTCATGTGGATATTATTGGAGCAGCACATTCGGTGAGTGTTCTTCAGAGCCATGGTCAACCCCTGTAGCACCTTCACCAGTTGCACCTAGCCCAGCAGCACCTGTAGCACCTAGCCCAGCAGCACCTGTAGCACCTAGCCCAGCAGCACCTGTAGCACCTAGCCCAGCAGCACCTGTAGCACCTAGCCCAGCAGCACCTGTTGCATCACCAACTGGTGGAACGACAGAGTGTACTTGTGGATATTGTTGGAGATGTAGCGAATGTTGCCCAGGAAGAACTTGCGCTTGTTAGTGTATAATGTATAAATAACTATACAAAAGTAGGGAAAATATGTCAGAAGAAAAATCAGTATGGCAAAAATATAAAGAAAGCCTTGGAGATACTAGACCATGGGATCTCATTAACCCTGAAACAGAGTGGGCATCAAAAGAGGTAGCAGAAGAAAGATATTCTATTTGTCAATCCTGTCCAGAACTAATAAAACTAACAAAGCAATGTAAAAAGTGTGGATGTTTTATGTTTGCTAAAACTAAATTACTAAATGCAACTTGTCCACTAGAAAAGTGGTAATATGATTAAAGATGAAATTGCTCCAGGTATTGTTTGTTATAAGAATGTACTAGATGACAATATCATATCTACTTTAATAAAAGATATTGAAGAGGGCGCTGAATCACTAAATGTGGAATGGAATCAGTCTCTGGTAGAGGGCCAAGGCGGTGTTGAAGTAGATACTAAGGCTAGAGATACATCAGTTATAGGTGTACCATATAAAGATTATATAGTTGATGATTTTATGACTTTTAGCGATGCATTTTATGGAAATTTATCTAATATATTTTTTGAAGCATTTAATCCTAGAGAAATAGACTATAGATCAATGTTTTCATGTGAGACTACTTGGCATGATGACTATGGTATTTTAAAATATGGCGTTGGTCAAAAATTTACTAATCATATAGATGACCACAAGAATCATCATAGAAGAATGTCTACAATATTTTACATGAATGATGATTATGAAGGTGGAGAGATAGAGTTTCCAAGATTTAATGTAAGTCATAAACCAGAAAAAAATGAATTAATTATTTTCCCATCAACATATGTATACAATCATTCTGTACTTCCAGTAACTAGTGGAACAAGGTATGCAGTAGTAAGTTGGTTAAGATGATACAGATTAAAGATCCAGTTATTATGGATAAAGTTTTTTCTGAAGAAGAATATTATGAACTTAGTAACTATTTAAAAAATAAACCAAAAAATCCACAAGACTATTCTGATGGTTTTGGAAGGTATTGTTTTAATGACTCACTAATAGACTCTTATGCAGAAAAGTTAATACCAATTGCTAGAAAACAATTTAACAGTGAAAACCTTATTCCATCATATTCTCTTTTTGCACATTATGAAGGAAAGCAGGCAAATTTATACAAGCATATAGATGATAACGCTTGTACCTATACTATAGACTTTTGCGTTTATCAAACAGAGCCATGGGATTTATTTGTAGAAAATAAAGCATATACATTATATCCAAATCAAGCCCTTGCTTATTATGGAAATGATCAGTTGCATTGGAGAGAAAAATTTCCAAACCCAGATTCTGGAAATGTAGCAATGATATTTTTTCATTTTGTTGAACCAGATCACTGGTGGGTACAAAAGGGTCCAGGGTACTTAGATGTAATTCGTAAAACTATAACGGAGGAACAATGGAATCAAAGACAGCAATAGTGTTTGGCGCAGGAGGATTTATTGGAAGTCATCTTGTCAAAAAATTGAAAGAACAAGGTTTTTGGGTTCGTGGTGTAGATCTTAAATATCCAGAATATTGGAAGACGTATGCTGATGATTTTGTAATTGGAGATTTAAGAAATCCAGACGTTGTAAAAAAAGTAATGCCAATAAAATTTGATGAAGTTTATCAATTGGCTGCTGATATGGGTGGAGCAGGGTATATTAACTCTGGCGATAATGATGCAGAAGTTATGGGTAACTCAATATTAATAAATGTTAATGTTTTGAAGCAGGCAGAAATAGTAAGAATTAAGTCTATATTTTTCTCATCTACCGCTTGTGTCTATCCAGAGTATAATCAGATGGATCCAGGAAGTATAAATACAAAAGAAGATTCTGTTTACCCTGCAGCACCAGATACAGAGTATGGCTGGGAAAAACTTTTTAGTGAGCGACTATATCTTGCATATAATAGAAATTATGGTATGAAAAATAAGATAGGAAGATATCACAACGTGTATGGCCCATACGGTACTTGGGATGGCGGTAAAGAAAAGGCACCAGCAGCCATTTGTCGCAAGGTAGCAAAGGCAACAGATGAAATAGAAATCTGGGGTAATGGAGAACAGCATCGCTCATTCTTGTATATAGATGAAGCAGTTAAGGCTACAATAGATTTTTATAGAGAAGAAAACTATTTTGATCCAATCAATATAGGTTCAGAAAGAAATGTTTCTATAAATGAATTAGTAGATATTGTTTGCAATATAGCAGGAAAGCAACTAAATAAAAAGCATATTTCTGGACCACTTGGTGTGCATGCAAGAACGTCTCATAACGAATTAATTACAAAAGTTTTGGGATACAGGCCAAGCGAAGATCTAGAGTATGGTCTGACACAGACCTATAACTGGATAAGCGATCAAATTAAAAATGTCAAATAAAATATTTTTTCAGTTATACAATCCAACTGGAATGATTAATCAGGTTATGAGTTTAGAGTTGGCTGTAGGACTTGCACATGAAACAAAAAAAGATTTAATTGTTCATTATGTAAGTAATGCAGGAGACGATTTATACAACTCTAGAAATGTTCCAATTTTTACACCAAGTAGATGGCATAATGAACAACGAAAAGATTTTACAAATCCAGATCAATTTCCACACCTTTTAGATTTAATAAACTTTAATGAAGATTTAACTTTTATAGATACAAAGATTGATTTTTTTAAACAAGAAGAGTTTGTAATTGATGACACTCTTAATGGGTATTATTACAGTAATGAAAATGAAATATCTGAAAATGAATTATTGTTTGCCGAAGGAAGACAAAGAATTCCACTAGACAAAAATCTTCATCTCAAAAAAACACTTGGATGGTATAGTAGATTCTTTTACAATAGAAGTCAAGAACTAGATAATGCTCTAAAGTCCGTAAAATTTAAAGATGTATATGTAGACTTAGCCAAAAAAATATCTAACTCTTTAGGTTCTTTTCAAGGAATGCATTTAAGGCTTTCAGATCATATCAAAATGTTTGATACAACACAAGGTATGTTTGAGTCTTGGTTAAGCATATATGAAAATAATAAATTGCCAATAGTTGTGTCTACCTGCGAACCAGGAAATAAAATGATACAAGATAATAAGCATAGGTTTATATTGCTTGATGAGTATATAGTCAATAATTTTAGAGATGACTTTATGTCGTTGCCATTTCAGGATGAGGTTGTTTTTGGTTTAATCTGCAATTTGGTTTTGCACGATTCTGTAAATTTTGTTGGTACTTCTGGAAGTACTTATTCAGCCTATATACATAGAGTACGAAATCAAAAGGGCATAGAAACGTGGGACTTTTTTGATAATCCACCAAAAGCAATAGGAAGTCCGTATTCTTGGAATGGATACCCACTAGAAGGCGGTAGGAAGATGTGGTGGAGAGAGTGGCAGGAGTCTAAATTAAAATGATAAAAAGATTAATCTTAAAGTATCGAATGTGGAAAAAACATAGAAAGATTAAAAAGTCTAATCTGATATACTAGTTTTTATGTTTGATGATTTATATATTCCTGGCCCAATACCACATACTGGATATAATAAAAATACTAAGAGCAGAAAGTATAAAGTCAATGATCCAATTATTGCAGCACATGCAGAAATACCTAGGCCAGAATATAGTTACCAATGGAATGATGATGGTCTAAGGTCTATAGACTTTGCACAAAAGCCAAACGTAATTGCTTTGGGTTGTTCTTTAACTTTAGGTCAGGGACTTCCAGAAAATCTAAGATGGTCTAATTTATTGCAAGAAGAATTAGGATATAGCAAACATTTAATAGGGAATATATCATATAGTGGAGCAGCAATAAACAAGTTAGTTTCTAGTTTTTTTGGATTAATAAATAAATATGAGTATATACCAGAAATTGTTATTTGTAATTTTGCAAATTTTGAAAGATTTTATTTTGTTTCTCCAAATGCAGAATATATGCAAGATTGGTATATTAATTACTCACCAAAAAAAACCAAGGTTACGGCACCGTGGAACTATCAAGAAATTTTGCCTTATGAGTGGGTATACTATCAAAATTTAGATCATATAAAAATGCTAGAAACCTTTTGTAATTCACAAGGTATTAAACTTATTTGGAGTACATGGTCAAATGCATTAACAGATTCTAATGAAACATTTTTAAAAAATAATTTTAAAAATTATTTTACAGACACTACTAGGAAACAGTTCCCCATGGATTTTGAATTTGATATTCATGGAGATACAAAAGATAAGTTATTGCCACAATATAAGATGATAAATTGGGATTCTGTAAAATGCCATCAAGAATATTTTGATAATCATATGGATATTTTTGATATGGCATATGACTATCATAAGTTTGCGGGGCCATGGGGTCCAGGATCAAATAGGCCACACCCTGGAATCCATAGACAACTGCACTGGAAAGATATGTATTATAATGAATTAACATCCAGGGGATGGCTATGACAGATATTGTAAAAGAATTTAAGACCATGGATGGGTTAGGTGCAATGCTATGGAAAAAAATATACGCTATGTCATATGCTAAGTACCATAAAAAAATATTTAAGGACACACCTATCGATTGGTTTTTAATTCATAAATCTGATGGTATTGATGGTGAGGATGATCCAAAATATAAAAATTTAATGGATAAGTTTAATAATGTTTTATACAATCCGTGGCAAAATATTAATTTTAATCATATACCATATAAAACTTTATGCAAGAATGTTGGGGCAGGAGCACCCGCTCCAGGCTTTGCAACTACAAACGACGATATTGATTTTTTAAAAGAAGCAATACATTTTAATAAATTTAGTGGCGAAACTCATAACTCTATAGTTATTCACATTAGACGAGGAAATGCTATACCAGAAAATCCAAGGTATGTAGAGGATAAATTTTATGAAAAGGTTTTATTACAAATATCAGAAATTATAGATAAATGTCAGATGGATAGCCCAGATGTTATTATCTGCACTGATTCTGATGATAATACTTTTACTCCAAGGGGGTATAACCAAGAGCGTATGTGGAGACAGCCACACTTATATCAAAATGAATCTGGAGAGTATCCACACACAAGTATTAACTTTGATTTACTTAAAAAGGCATACCCAAATGTAATAATAAGAAATGACATGGATACATATAGTTCGTTTATTTTTATGTTAACTGCTAAGGTTTTAATAGTTGGAAATTCTGCATTTAGTCAGTCTGCTGGACTTTTATCTACCAATAGCGTTATTGGAATGCCTGCAAAACATGGAATGGATCCAAGGCATAACCACTTTAAAAATAAAGTAGCAGCCCTGGATCCATCTGGTGTTTTATTGTGGGAATCCACCCATTAGTTGCTTTGTTCTTGGAGTAATGCCCTTCCAGGCAATCCAATTTTTACCACCTCTTGACATGTGGAACGCAACTTGAGCATTCAATACTGGATTAAATAACTCATAATTTGACTCTAAATTAAACTTATCTCTACGTTCAGGACCAAGGTCGCCAATCATATTTATTTGAAATAAGCCATAAGAACTATCTCCAGTTCTTTTACTAAGGTTTAACGCCATTGGTCTACCGCCAGATTCTTTTTTAGCAATAGCCCAAGCCTCCCTTAGTTTTTGACCTTCAAAACCTACTAATGCTAATAGATTTTTAAGGTCTTTGTCAGATAGATTTACAGCATTTTTGTATTTTTCTAACTGATCTTCTTTAGCCTTAGAAACACTTTTGGCCACTTGCGTGGCCTCAATAGTCT